AGGTTAGCAGGAGTCGATGCGCCTGTTGCAGCTGCAATAGATCCTTTTGCTGTGTAGGTCGATTTAGGAGTCATTGTTGCCATAGTCGTGTCAATGGCATTACCCATCGTGCGAATGGCTAATGCGCCATTTTTTACTAGGTCGGTATTGTCTGGCTCTGGCCAGCTATAATTCGGACTTGTTGCCATTTAGTTTAGGACTCCTGTCGCATTGTTCCATATAAGTGTAGCATTTGTGCTTGCCCAATCGATTGTGCTAGGGATAACGGTATCCCATTGTGTCGTGCTGAGTGATAGATCTGTTGCTGTTAAATAGAGGGTTAGATCGACATATGTTGGTGTCGCTCGCAAAGCGATGTTTTCCACAAAGCCCTCGAATGTGCCACCCAAAAGGTTGCTTGGCAGATTGCTGATAAGCATTGGCTGACCGAAGAAAACACCAATTAAACTGTTACGCATTGCATCTGGCATGGTGGGATTGTCAAGTCTAAAAGTGATGGCTTCAAGCTGCGCTCTAGGCGATCTACGAAGATTTAACTGACGAGTAGCAATGTCGGTGATCTCTGATAGATTCTTGATGTTAGATTCCTGAGACCGCTCATAAAGTCCATAAAGGGCAATAGAGTCAGTATCTGAGGTACTGTAGGTAGATCCGTAGCCTGTTGAGTATTTGTAGATAAGACTGTTACGGATACGGCTGATCGCTGTAGTCGATTTTATGCTAGTAGGCACAGCATAGTCTGCATCCAAGAATGTGTAGCCATTGGCTGAAAGATAGTTGGATCGATGATCGGCATCGTCAAAGCACACATTGCCATAACGATTCTCATAAACCTGACCAAGTCCAGAGTTAGCAATCTGATCTGTCAATGTCTGACTTTTGGCTGTGGCACTAGCTGCAAGAGCAATCATTGTGTAGAAGCCAGAGTCAACCGTGCCGACATAAGATTCCGCATTAGCCCAAGTAACTGTTGCAGGATAGGTATCCCAAGTGACAGTAGGGGTTACTTCATTCCAATTGAGGTTCAGTGCGCCATCCAAAATGGCTGCGATCTGAGCACCATCTAAGCCTTCTGAAAGCGCTGTGTTATAGACGGCTTTTGTCAGTTTAGCCAGACTACCGATACCAAGGACAGTGCCAGTTGTGACAAAACCAGTCTCATTAGGGCTGCGCACTCCAATAGAAAAATCTGATACTTCTCCACCAAATACGGTGACATAAGATCCAGTCGTGTCTTTAAGCTCTAAAAGGATAGATTCTGTAACATTGATCGTGAATGGAGTATTGTCGGTATTGACGATCTCTACTTGGCAGTAACCTGCCGTTGGTTGTCTATCGATGTCGGTGCGACCAGATGCATACGAAACAGAGGTAACGGATGTATAGACATTGTCACCTACCGTAACGCGCCACGATGGTAGCCATGGCATTAGTAAGCACCACCTCGGAGAGTGCCACGATCTACGGCATCTTGAATGACCTGATTGATTGCATCTGCAATGGCATTAGGATCGCCAATGCCAGTGTTGATTGTAATGTTAGGCGCGAAAGATGAGTTTAACTCTTTGCCATTGGGTTGCAATGTAGTAATAACAGCTGGAAGCAATGTGGATTCAATCAAATTAGAACCTATACTTGAAATTACTCCACCAAGTAAAGCAGTATTTAAATTAGTTGCATCGATGCTTGAAGCGGTTTGCATACCATATTGACCATTGGCTACATCGTTTGGATAAACAACAGTTCCGGGTATGTTATTAGTGCTACCTGAGGATGTTCCAACATAACCAGCACTGCTTCCACTGCCACTTGTAGGCCATGTGAATGTTGATAAAGCCTTCAACATTGTTGTTATTTTAGCCAACGCACTATCCAGATTTTCTTGGTCAATAAGATTTTTTGGTTCCAGACTTGCAAGAATAGATTTGATGTCTAGTAATTTAATGCTTTGACCTTGTAGGGATCCAAGAATTGCCATGTCGGCATTTAACTTCTTTGTTGCAGCCTCGATGGCTGCTTGATCTTGTGAGGCAATTGCAGCTTCAAGCGCCAGAATATCTTGCTTGACCTTTAAACGTGCAGTGTCATTAGCAATCTGCAAGATCTGAGCGCCAGTAGTTGCTTTGCCTAATTGTTCTGCCTGTGAGATTAAAGCGGCATTAAGTTGAATGGCATCCATGTCAAAGATATTGCCACCCTTGCCAAGTGCAAGATTTGCCTTTTCAATTGCGCTTTTAAGTTTCAGATCCTTAATTTGTTGTGAAGATAATTTAGCCAGCGTTTTAGCATTTGCAACTACTTTATCTTGGACAATTGAATATTTTGATAATGCCATCAGTTCAGCTGGTGCTCCAGATTGTCCGCCCGTATTTTTTCTTGCATTGACTTTTTGGCCTTCTTTGCGAAAGGTAGCAAAGGGTTGCAAATTAGCCAGGATGTCACCAAAGGTGCCTAGGATTGCTCCACCTAATTTATTGCTTTTTAGTTTGGAAATAAGTGAGGAGATTCCAACAAGAGTTTCATTTGTGGCAGTTGCAAACTGTTGCATCTTTGCTGTAGCAGTATTGATATTTTGATCTTCGCCAAGCAATTTAAGAGAGTCAATTATTCCAATGCCAATTGTTTCTTTGACATTGTTTGAGGCAACAGCCAGTTTATCAATCGAACCTTGATATGTATTAGCAGCAGATGTAGCAGCACCGGCAAAGGTATTTGTTAATTGATTAACTATGTCATTAAAAGACTTAGCCTTGAGATCTGCCTTAGATATGCCAACGCCTAATTTAGATAATGCAGTATTAGAACCAAGATAAGCCTTGCTAAGGGCAGAAGTAACTGCATCTAAATCTTTGCCAGTTGAGGCCGAAATATCTAAAGATAGGTTAAGAAGCTTTTGAGATTCATTTGAGTCGTGAGTTGCAACCGCTAATCGCTGATAGGCAGGTCGTAATAAATCATCAACGACACCAAACTCGCTTTGCAACTTTTGGATGTAAGATTCGGCAGAAGCGGCATCTCGTCCAAGTCCTACATTTTTGAGAGCTAATGCAAGTTGCTGTTGTGCTTTTTGATCGGCAGCAGCTGCTTTGACTGAGGCTTTTGCAAAAGATAAAACGGCAGCAGTACCAAGGCTTACCCCAAGAGTGCGACCTAATCTTTTGACGCCTTTTTCTAATTTATCTGTTGCTGATTGTGCTTTTGTGAAAGCCTTGGCGCCAGTGAATTCGGAGGCAATATCAATAATAATGTCTGCCATGATTAGCCTTTCACTGTAGATCGTTGATTAAGTTCAGCTGAGGCAGTCTTAATTGCCTTGATAACTGCATCTCTGGCTTTGCCATGATTTTCTTCATAAGCACGAAATAAAGCGCGACCTTCCATTTTTGCATCGCCCTTCATAGTTGATCCATATTTGCCCTGTTGATTCTGGACAAAGCGACTATTGGGAGTTTTACGCCCCATAGTCTCGTAAATTGCTCCAGCGGCACTTTTGTTAAATACGCGAGCAAGAGATCTAAAACCTCTACGATTGGGCTTAGAAGGTGTTGTTTTATAGCCAATCCCAGACTTAGCAATCTTGGCATCATAGGCAGGAAAAGTAGATTGAGAGTTTTCTCTAGCAAGCCAACCACTTAATACTTGTGAATTATCTGGTAGATAACCTTTAGCAGATTTAGTGATTGGCTTTAAGGCAGCAGCTACTTCTTTAGGCAATGCCTTAGCAAGATCAGGGGTATAAGCCTTCAGAGCCTTGCGAAGATTAACGGCGCCCTTTACGCTTGCTGGCATCGCTAACCTCCTGTGCTTCATCTTTGAGACCTTGAACTAGAGCATCTAGCATGGTCTTATCTAATTCTAATAAGTGCTGTGGCGCGATTCCCAATCTAATGCTTAGCCTAGCGATTAGATAGGTGAACGGAAGATCGCGCTTTAAGCTAAAGGGTCTGAGTCAAGCACCTCGACACTTTTAAGCGTCTCGATGAAATCAATCCCAAATGGCTTAACAGATTCACCTGCTCTGCGAGTGACTTCCCATGCCAACCAATAAACATCCGACTGCTTTTCCTCATCGCGGAAAGCCTTATGAAAACCCTTTTTAGCAAATTGCTCAAACGAATACTCCACTGCTGGAGTAATCTCGCCTTCCAATACGCTTCCATCTGTACGAACGATCTTTAGTTTTGCCATGATTAGCCCCTTAATTTAGTTGTTTAGAATGAACCTGTTGTCGCTACTGCAACTGTTGAGTTAGCAGTGAAAGTGATTGACTGTGTGCCAATGTCACCTGTTGCGCCATTGATATCTGTTGTGTTATTGACTAGCAATGAAACAGTGTAAAGAGGATTTGTAGCAGATACTGCTGTTCCCTTTGTCTGTAGGAATACTGCTGTGATTGTTGTACCCCATGCAGCTTGTAGTGTTGCCAATACATTTGCTGATGCTGTGTCGTTTAGGAAGTCAATTGTTACAGATGATGATTCCAAGCCTTTTACAAACTTGTGTGCTGTGTCACCCATTGCAGTAACTTCTAGCTCATCAAATACGCGGTTGATTGTTACTGCTGTGACATGGTCTGAAAGATCGACTGAGTTGATCTTCACGCCCACATTGTTATTTAGAAATACAGCCATGAGATTATTCCTCGTCTTTCTTAGTAGTTGCTGGCTTTGGTGTTGCTGGTGCTACCTGCCCGATTTTCTTCAGGAAGGCTTCGTTTTCTAGTTCCCACTCGGACATATTAACTCCAACTTGTTAGGATCGATACGGACATCTCGCAGCTGAGTAGGTCACCCGAGGCAGCGTTGAGAATACTTGGTGCGCTTATTGCGCTTACATTATAGACCAGAGATGATGCTGCTAACTTGGCAAACACGCCACACACATTATCTTCTATGCCGTTAAGGTTGCCTTCATTGTCAAATAAAGGCACAGTCATAATAATCTTAAAATTAGCCATTGGACTAATTGTGATATGTTGATTGTTGCTGGGTGTTAAATAAGGATCGTCTGGAGACACGATCACAGAGTTAGCAAGAACCGTGGCAGGTGGAAAAGCAAAGACTTGGTATTTAGTGTTATCTACTAGCGCGGTGGCTAAAGTAGTGCGTAGTGTCGTTATCGCTACTGGAGGCATTAGCCCACCATTGAGCGAGGGTCTAGCGCGTGTGCAATCAATCCTCGCACCTTAGCGAGAAGCTGTGCGCTCATTCGGTAAGGGCTTGGCTGGAAATCGACTG